GGTAAATCTTTAAATTCCATCGTCAACCTCATCAGTCGGAGTTTCTTGCTAACCAGCGACGCGCGCCAGCTTCGGTTTTAAACGTTTTGCTTTTGGTATATGTCATGGCGGTGAATGTGCCGTCCTGGTTGGGGAACACACCACATACCAGAGATTCGCTGTTGCCAAGATCGATAGTATCCATGCTGACCTCATTACCCCTTAACGCCGGGTAGCGGAACTGTTTGCTGAGAACACCGTGCGGTGTCTTGATGGGTGGTAATTTAGTTTTATCATGAATGTTGGTCAAGCATTTTTAATGAGAAAACTCAATATTTAATGCAAAATAAAGCCAATACATTGAAATGTAAGGCTTTAAAATTTGTGAAGGGGGTTACTGATGTTTGTTACGTTTGCGAGCTTCTAGTAGCTCGGTGAATAGGCGATTAAAATTCTCAACGCGGGCACGGAGTTCGCTGATTTGTGCTTGCTGCTCTGATTTTGGAAGTGCGCGATACAATCGCAACATCTCCAACTCATCTTCCGATAAGTCTAAGGCGCTGTTGAGTGCTACTGGTGGATCTGGTGTTTTATCCTCGTCACCAAACAGTATCCAAGTTGGTGAACATTGCAATACCTCAGCCAGGCGATGCAAATTTTGCCCGCGCGGGGCTGTATGGTCGCTTTCCCATAGTGAAATTGATGAGCCAGATACGCCAGCGGCTTTGCTTAAATCGTTTTGACTTAAACCAACCTGTTTGCGTCTTTCTCTAATTCGTTGACCTAAAGTTTTCTCGTTCATATTTAGATATCTTAATAACCCTTGACTTGAGATTCCTTGAATGATTACTATTGAGAAAACTCAACTTTGGAGGGGTGATGTTTAAATCAGACGTAATTAATTTTTATGGGACGAAAGCCAAAGTAGCGAAAGCTGCTGGTGTTGATCCATCTGCTGTTTCTCAATGGGGGGAACTGGTTCCTGAAGGTCGCGCGATGCGCCTGCAAGAGGCATCCGGCGGGGAACTTCAGTACGACCCCAAAGTTTATGACGAATATCGTAAGGCAAAGCGGGCGGGGCGGTTGAACAATGAAAATCACCCCTGAACAGGTTTGTGAGGCTCTGGATGCCTGGGTATGTCGACCAGGAATGACACAGGAGCAAGCGACGATATTAATCACGGAAGCATTCTGGGCTCTGAAAGAACGCCCGAACATCGATGTTCAACGCGTCACGTTTAATGATGGCGAGGTTGATCAACGGGCGCTGGGCGTTAACCGGGTGAAGATATTCGAACGCTGGAAAGCTATCGACACCAGGGATAAGCGGAAAAAATTCACGGCGCTGATTCCGGCAATTATGGAGGCTATCCGAATTAGTGATTTCAGGTTGTATCGTGAGATCAGTGATGGAAAAAGCATTACGTACATGATCGCCGGATTAAACAAAGAATATGGCGATGTGGTGGAGTCCGGGCTGCTTTTTGCGGATCCAGCTGTTGTGGAACGTGAGACTGACGAGCTTATAGAAAAAGCTATTGCTTTCAAGCATGCGTATCGTCAGCAATATCAATATTACTTTGCAGATAAACAAATGTCTGCCAGGGGTTTGTATGAGTATCGATGCACTACGATGGGCTAAAAAGGTGAAAACCGGCAGTTCATCCAGTAAGTCTGTATTGACCTGGCTTGCTGATATGTGCGGTGCCGATTTGTGTGCATACCCGTCTGTATCTGCACTGGCAGAAGTAACGGAACTAAACAAAAAGACTGTGCAGGACAGCTTACGACACCTGATGGAGATTGGGTTAATTGTTGATACCGGTGAGAGAAAAGGCAGAACAAAGCAAATTGTGGTGTACCGACTTATCGGTGTAGAAGAAAGTGTTGCCGAGCCTGAATACACCCAAAAACGGGAGTCTTTAAAGGTGGGTAAAATTGGTGCTGTTAATAAAAACAGTACCGAAAATGGTTATGTTTCAGCACAAAACAGACCCAAAAACGGAACTCTTAGCTGCATGGAAAATAACCAAAGACACCCAAATTTTCCATCAAAGACACCCAAAAACGGATCACGGAACCCAAAGGAACCCAAAGATCTAAACCCCACACATAACGCACGCGAGAGTGCTCCGACCAGTGAGCAGGAAGTTTTGTCGTTACAGGCAGCACCCCTTGTATTCCTGGATGGCCTGAGCGAACCCATCGGAAAATTACCGATGACCGATAGCTGGTATCCGTCACGGGATTTTCGACGACGGGCTGCGTTGTGGGGGATGGCTTTGCCGGAGACAGAATTTACACCTGCTGAACTTGCCGCCTTCCGGGACTACTGGGCAGCGGAGGGGAAAGTGTTTACGCAGATTCAGTGGGAGCAGAAATTCGCCCGTCACGTAAATCACGTCAGGGCGCAGGTTAAACCAGTCAGCAAGGGGGTAAACCATGCAGCAGCACCAGGTGGCACCGCATCACGGGCAGTTCAGGAAATTCGGGCAGCACGTGAGCAGTGGGAACGTGAAAACGGATTTATCAGCGACGGAAACGGTCTGGAAGCTGTGGGAACTCATGGGGGAGGTTTATTCGAACCGCTGGACCCAGAAGAACGGGGCCGCACCTTCGAAGCTCTGGATTGCACAGATTGGCGCGATGACTGAGCAGCAAATCCGACAGGTCTGCCGCCAGTGCATGGACCGCTGCCGGGCGGGTGAAACATGGCCTCCGGACCTGGCTGAGTTTGTGGCGCTGATTTCAGAAAGCGGGGCCAATCCATTTGGCCTGACGGTGGATGCTGTGATGGAGGAGTACCGCCGCTGGCGTGATGAGTCCTGGCGATATGACGGAAGCGACAAATATCCGTGGCCTCAGCCTGTGCTGTACCACATCTGCCTCGAAATGCGTACCAGAGGGATTGAGCGCCAGATGACGCAGGGTGAGTTAAAACGACTTGCGGAACGGCAACTGACGAAATGGGCAAAGCATGTTGGTAACGGGATGAGTGTTCCGCCAGTGCGACGACAACTGGAAGGGGCGAAACACCCGCAAGGGCCAACGCCAATTGAACGGCTGAAACAGGAATACGAACGCCGGAAGGCAGCTGGTTTTATTTGAATCTGAGAAACGATTTTGTCGGAGGAAATTTTAATGGAAACCGTATTTGACGCACTGAAAGCAATGGGAAAAGCCACATCGGTAGAACTGGCCGCGCGACTTGATATCAGTCGTGAAGAGGTTCTCAACGAGCTGTGGGAACTCAAAAGAAATGACGTCGTTGATAAAACTGGTCACACCTGGTTTCTGGCTGGCGAAGGTGAATCCCGGGTAACCGAAGAGCGGCCAGTAAAATCTGAAGCACAGGATATGCTGACCGGAGAGGTCGAACAAAAAGTTACCGCAGACATGATGATTGAGTTTATCGGTCAGGATGGTGCTAAAACGTGTGAGGAACTGGCGGGTAAGTTCGGCGTCAGTACTCGCAAGGTTGCCTCCACGCTGGCGGTGGTAACCGCAATGGGGCGGCTGGCACGCGTTAATCAGAACGGTAAATTTCGTTACTGCATGCCGGGCGATAATTTACCAGCAGAGCCGAAAGCCGCGCTGGTAACGGAAAGTGATGGTAAGGCCTTTCCTCAGCCAGCAGGTGCTGCGTTACCAGTCCGGGAAGCCGCAACACAGGAAGAAATTAAAACAGAAACTGTGGCGGACATTGTGCAGCCGTTGCCATCGTTTACCGAAACGCAAGCAGATGAGCTGATTTTTCCGTCCCTTCGCAGGGCAAACCTGGCGCTGCGCAGGGCGAAAAGTGATGTTCAGAAGTGGGAGCGAGTCTGCGCCGCGCTGCGGGAGCTGAACAAGCACCGGGATATTGTTCGACAGATTACTGATTCTTCCCGCCGTGTTGTATCGGAAAAGTGATTGCCGGAGGCGCTTATGGCAAAAGTATTTACACCAGAAGAGCGGGAAGAAGTGAAGGCGCGCATTGTGGAATTCGTGCGCCTGAGCGGACGAGAAACTTTTCGACAACTGGCAGATAAAACGGGTGTCAGTAAGACCGCTATTCGTCGTTTATCTGGTGCGCTTGCGGCCAGTGGTGATGTCTGGCTCTCTGGTTGCGGGGTATTTCCATCAGAGCAGGCGTATCGCGTATGGCGTAAGACACCGGAGAAGGCTGCTGACCCGACACTGATTCGAAAGTTACCTGACGGAGAAATACGTCGTTACAACAGACGGCAGAACATAATTTTTCGTGAGTGCCGCCAGAGCGAAGTTATGCAGCGTGTGCTGGCGTTCTATCGGGGAAACTTTCAGGAGGTGATGGAGTGAGGGTCAGAGTTTATATTGCCGGTCCAATGACGGGATATGAAAATTTCAACCGTGAGGCGTTTCACAAGGCGGAAGAGGAACTGAAACGGGAAGGGCATACCGTCTTAAACCCGGCAGTACTTCCGGACGGGCTGACACAGCCGCACTACATGGATATTTGCATGGCAATGATTCGTTGTGTGGATGCGATTTACATGCTGAATGGCTGGCAGCGGTCAGCGGGCGCTAAGGCAGAGCTGGCACTGGCGGAGAAACTGGGGCATGCAGTGATTTATCAGGAGGTGGCTCAATGAGAGAGGTTAACTATGAGGCGCTTCGTGAGGCAGCACAAAACTATCAGTCGACGCTGGCGTGGTATCAGGCTATCCCGGACAGCCCAAATGCTGAACGGGATTGTGATGCGGCTCTTGCTGCATTTAAGCGTCACATCCGTCATCGGGAAGCGGATATTATCGCTGATTTGCTGGATGGACTGGAAGAAGCAAAATCACAACTCAAAGAGCAGCGTGAGTATTACGAAGGCGTTATCTCTGATGGGAGCAAGCGTATTGCTGAACTGGAAGCGCGGGAAGTTCAATTACCGACTCGCTACGACCTTCGATATGGACACCCGATAAATGCAGATGAGCGACATGTCATGATACCTAAAGAAAATGGCAGTTGGCTTTACCTGATTGACCTAGAACACGCATTACGCGTCTCTGGCATTCGCATCAAAGGAGAGGAGCATGGAAATAAAACCCAGAGGATGAGTTAAGCAATATCGTTTTATTTCCGGTAAAAGAGGATGACCCTCGTAATCAGGTTAATTTTCTTTATGAGCCATCGGAAAGACCATATTGTCATCACGCCTCTGTCCGGGTTGACGAAAAAGAGCGTCAGGTCCGCTGTAAAATCTGCGGTGCAGTTGTGGAGCCATTTGACTGGATGCTCTCTGTGGCGAAAAGAGAAACCAGACTGGCAGATGATGTAAGGCACTTGCGCCAGGAGGAGCGGGAAAGGCGAAAAAATATAGAAAAGCTAATTCAGATTGAGCGTAACGCGAAAGCGCGGATACGCAGGGCGACAAAATCCAGAACTGAATAATTAAATTTAGCTCTGTTAAAAATTTAATCCTTAACCGGAGGGATTTCTGCACCCTCAGAACATCAGGAGGCCGCCCGAAAGGGCGGTAGTTAAATGCGAAAGTTTAAAATAATTATTGAAACGGGAATAGCCGGTGGAGATTTCGAGGATGAATTCGAAGTGGATGATGATGCGACGCCTGATGAAATACATGACGAAGCAAAAGATATTTTCTTTAACTACTGCAATTACTCATATCACGAAATAAAAGACGAAGAGGAAGAGCAAAATGGCTGATTTTGGTTCAACTAAATACAACGTCAGTTTTGAAGCATGGCATGAACTGTTAATGGACTATGCAGAGTTACGTGGTGGCAGTGCTGCTGATGCTGAAGCATGGCGTGATGATTATGAAGCAGGAAAAACTCCGGTCGAAGCATATTGTGATGAGTGGGGCGATGAATGAGCGAGATTAATTATCAGGAAGGGCATGAAACGGCAGGGCAGGCAAAACCAGTTGCATGGCGATATCGCTACGTGAAAAAAGACGTTACAGACTTTCAGGGGAAGCCGTGGGCTGGTGACTGGAAATATGTACCGACAAAAGAGGATTGTAACGACAGGCCGAACTATGAAATTCAGGCCTTATTCATCGGCCCGCCAGTCCCGGTGACATCAGAAGGACTGGTTAAAGCCGTGCGCTTTTATGAACAGGTAAAGCGTGAGAATCCGCCAGTCGAAACAGGAGCATGGAAGGATGCTGTTGACTGGGTGCTCAGAGAGGCCTGCTGCGCTGCCATTCTGGGTAAAGCCGACAATCCACCAGCATCCGGCAATCAGGTTAGCGAATTAACAATGTGGGTTAAACGACTGGTCAGTCAACTGAAAAAAGCTCAGCCGGACTGCAAATTACCGGAGAAGGCGATGGATTACCTGAAACGAAATGGACTGATAAGCGTGGAGGATGTTTTACGATGAATATTTAGACTAAAGAGTTTGTAACGCTATGTAAGTGATTTTTTCTGGTTTAGATATTTATATGTTCGGCCAAATTGAGGTGTGTTTAAATGTTATTGCACATTGATTGTAGGGGGAATAATGAAAAACGCATTGCAGTTTTTGTTTGTTGCGTTCTGGTTGTTCGCATCATGTATGCCCATCATCTTCACAGCAAGGTATATGGAAAAAATTGATGTTTTGATATTAATGTTTGGACATATAAATGCCCTTTTTTTAGGGGTGTTCATGGCGGTCATGTGCATTGAATACTGGCGGTAAATACAGCGAACGCCATTGGTTTAGTTGGATATTTACTGTGCCGGACAAAAACGGTTTGCGGGGAAATCTTAGTTAAGTAGAATAACTGCGGGTGCTTGAGGCTATCTGTCTCAGGCATGAACACCAAAAGGCAGATAGAGAAAAGCCCCAGTTAACATTACGCGTCCTGCAAGACGCTTAACATTAATCTGAGGCCATATCTATGCGACACATAGAGATTAGCCTCTTACGGACCGAAAGGTCAAGGAGAAGCAGGCTATGAAGCAGCAAAAGGCGATGTTAATCGCCCTGATCGTCATCTGTTTAACCGTCATAGTGACGGCACTGGTAACGAGGAAAGACCTCTGCGAGGTACGAATCCGAACCGGCCAGACGGAGGTCGCTGTCTTCACAGCTTACGAACCTGAGGAGTAAGAGACCCGGCGAGGGAGAAATCCCTCGCCACCTCTGATGTGGCAGGCATTCTCAACGCACCCGCACTTAACCCGCTTCGGCGGGTTTTTGTTTTTATTTTCAACGCATTTGAAGTTCTGGACGGTGCCGGAATAGAATCAAAAATACTTAAGTAGCGCGCAGGGATAAGAGGGATGGTCCCTTAAAGGGGAGAGCTAATTATCCGGAAGGATTCTGATGATGAACATCGAAGAACTGCGTAAAATTTTTTGTGAAGATGGCCTCTATGCTGTGTGCGTTGAAAATGGAAATATTGTTAGTCATTACCGCATTGTGTGTTTGCAAAAAAATGGGGCTGCGTTAATTAATTTTGTGGATGCCCGAGTGACGGACGGATTTATCTTGCGCGACGGTGAGTTTGTCACTTCATTACAGGTATTGAAAGAGATCGGAATAAAAGCTGGCTTTTCTGCTTTTTCAGAAGAATAAACTCATCTACAATCTTGCGCGGGGCTGAACTCCCGCTGAGTAACACCGTGCCACCGGAGAAAACCGATGGCACGCAACGCAAAATATTACAAACATGATAATTCGACCGTTCTTGCCCACACGCACGAGCGGTATTCTCACGCATTTAAGTCAGACTGGTACCAGCATCCCCCATGCACTGAAGAACAGGCCGAATGGCTCATTCAGTGTTACCGCAGGCGCGGATGCGAGGTTAAAAAAGCCCTTAGCCTCGACTACCGTCACTGGATAATCTCCGTCAGGCTTCCTTACTCCGAACGCCCACCGCGTCTGTCCCGCACATTCCAGCAACGCATCTGGAGGTAACGTGCGGGTATTACTTCGACCTGTTCTGGTACCGGAACTCGGGCTGGTGATCGTTAAGCCGGGCCGTGAATCCATGCCGGTATTCCACAATACCCGGGTACTGGTGGAGCCGGAACCGAAAAGCATGCGTAATCTGCCGTCCGGGGTCGTTCCTGCCGTTCGCCAGCCGCTGGCGGAGGATAAATCATTACTGCCATTTTTCAGCGACGAACGAGTGATTCGTGCTGCTGGTGGCGCTGGCGCATTGTCTGACTGGTTACTGCGCCATGTTAAATCCTGCCAGTGGCCACACGGCGATTATCACCACAGTGAAACCGTCATTCACCGTTATGGTACCGGCGCAATGGTGTTGTGCTGGCACTGCGACAACCAGCTGCGCGACCAGACCTCCGAATCACTCGGGCAACTTGCTCACCAAAACCTGTCTGCATGGATGATTGACGTCATACGCCATGCAATGAATGGCTCGCAGGAACGGGAATTATCGCTGGCTGAATTATCCTGGTGGGCGGTCCGCAATCAGGTGGCGGACGCGCTACCGGAAGCGGTATTACGTCGTTCGCTGGGGTTGCGTGCGGAAAAAATCCGCTCAATGTACCGTGAAAGCGACATCGTACCGGGAGAGCAGACCGCCACCAGCATACTGAAGCAGCGCACAAAAAATCTTGCGCCGCTGCCTCACGCCCACCAGCAAAACCCGCCACAGGAAGAGACGGTGGTCAGCATTGCCGTTGATCCTGAGTCTCCGGAATCTTTCATGAAACGACCTAAACGTCGCCGCTGGGTTAACGAGAAATACACACGCTGGGTGAAGACACAGCCGTGTGCGTGTTGTGGTAAGCCAGCCGACGATCCCCATCACCTGATTGGTCATGGTCAGGGCGGAATGGGGACAAAATCTCACGATATTTTCACGCTACCGCTGTGTCGGGAGCATCACAACGAGCTTCATGCGGATCCTCTGGCGTTCGAAGAAAAGCATGGTTCTCAGGTTGATTTAATTTTTCGTTTTCTTGATCACGCCTTTGCAACTGGCGTGCTTGGGTAAAAGAGGTGACTGATGCTCATAGATTTGGTTTTACCTTACCCGCCGACGGTGAACACTTACTGGCGACGCCGTGGCAGCACATATTTTATCTCGGAGGAGGGAAAGCGTTATCGCCGGGCTGTGGCGCTTATTGTTTGCCAGCAGCGGCTGAAATTAAGCCTGTCCGGAAGGCTGGCGATAAAGGTGATTGCAGAGCCACCGGATAAGCGTCGTCGCGACCTGGACAATATCCTGAAAGCACCGCTGGATGCGCTGACGCATGCGGGAGTGTTAATGGACGATGAGCAGTTTGATGAAATCAATATCGTTCGTGGTCAGCCAGTATCTGGTGGACGTCTGGGGGTGAAGATTTACCCCATAATGCATGAAGAGCAGGTCAAAAAATGAAACTGGAAGATTTACCGAAATACTACTCCCCAAAATCCCCTGGCCTGACCGATGCATCGGCCTCAACGTCAAAAGATGCGCTGAGTATCACTGATGTGATGGCCGCGCAGGGCATGACACAGAATCGGGCTGAGATGGGTTTTTCTGCGTTCCTGGGGAAAATGGGCATCAGTATGAATGACAGGGTGCGGGCAACAGAATTACTGGCAGATTATGCACTCAGTCGGTGCGATCGTGTGGCGGCGTTGAGAAAACTTCCGGCAGAAATAAAACCGGTAGTGATGCGCATTATGGCTTCGTACGCTTTTGAGGATTATGCCCGCAGCGCAGCGAGTAAAAAGCAGTGCCCTTGTTGCTATGGGGAAAAATTTATTGAAAGCATAGTTTTTACAAACAAGGTCCAGTATCCGGATGGTAAGCCGCCGGTATGGGCAAAGTGTACGAAAGGTGTGTATCCGTCTTACTGGGAAGAATGGAAAAAAGTCAGGGAGGTGGTAAAAGTTGCCTGTCCGGAGTGTGGCGGAAAGGGTGAGGTTTCCACCGCCTGTAAGGATTGCCGTGGGCGTGGTGTCGCCATTCACCGTGAAGAGTCGGTAAAACGTGGTATGCCTGTTATCAGAGACTGCCAGCGTTGTGGTGGTCGTGGCTATGAAAGACTACCATCAACGGAGGCATTTAATGCTATATGCGAGGTGACAAACCAGATAACACGCGCGTCATGGGAAAAAACAGTTAAGAAATTCTATGATGCGCTGGTGACCCGGTTTGATATTGAAGAAGCATGGGCTGAGCGGCAGTTAAAAAAGGTAACTAGGTAACAAGGTTGATTTTTCCGGAATCTGTGGTAAATTCGTCATAACGATGGGCCTTTTATGCCTGACGTTAGAAGAGTTTCTACAACCCGCCGCCGAGCGGGTTTTTTATTGCGGAATTAATTACGGACCGTTATTATTCTGCTCCCGGCCCTTTAGCTCAGTGGTGAGAGCGAGCGACTCATAATCGCCAGGTCGCTGGTTCAAATCCAGCAAGGGCCACCATCACATACCGCCATTAGCTCATCAGGAAAGAGCGCCAGCCTTCGAAGCTGGTTGCGCGGAGTTCGGGTCCCCGAAGGCGGTCCATTATCTGTATCCTGCGTTGTTAGCTCAGCCGGACAGAGCAATTGCCTTCTAAGCAATCGGTCACTGGTTCGAATCCAGTACAACGCGCCACACTTATTTTCCCTGGCTCGCTTTTGCGGGCTTTTTTTTAAATGTCTCACAATTCAGGCGGTTGACTGTTGTCTGGTTTGCGGGGAGTTTGTTAAAAGAAACTGGCATGGTGAATCCCCCTGTGCGGAGGGGCAATCAGCGAGTAGGTATATGGGATAATCGCGGATTCAGGTGCTGGTACTGAATTCACCGGGAGGCACCCGGCACCATGCAATGGCACATAGCGCCACTCTCCAGCCCCTCTCCGGAGGGGCTTTTCTGTGCCGGATACATCACAGTTTCTGGAACCTTAGGTACTACAGTATCAGTCAGGGTGCTATATTTTCAGATGTGATGAAAGCCTGTCAGCAGGCAGGGCGTATCGGAAATGACCCAGTAGAGAAAACGTTGACTCAGATACCGGTGCTGAGTTACCGGGAAACCGGCATCACATGACCGCTATCCTTCCAGGCCCATCCGCTCCGGTGGGCCTTTTTACTGCAGAAAACAGGTTCCCCGTTAAATGCTATGTTGCTCACAATTCAGTAAGTTGACAGTTGCCTGTCAGACTGGGCATTTGTTAAAAAAATTTCGCATGGTGAATCCCCCTGAGCGGAGGGGCGACTGGTGACGGTATAATCTCTGATTATCAAAACGAGAATGACGCGGGTTTAGTGGCACCGGGCTGAACTCACCGGGAGGCACCCGGCACCATGTGCATGATGATACAGATACGCGGCTTTAGCCCCTCTCCGGAGGGGCTTTCTTATGGACAAAAAAAGCCCGCGCTGGGAGACGCGGGCGGCAAGGAATAAACAATAAAACGTGAAGTAATATTTCAGCTGGCGAATAATACCCCATAGTAATCACTCTGCGCAACTGCGCGGTCTTTTTCGAATTGCGGGCTGTAGTCTCCCTTCTGCCATTGTCCTGTAACTTCCGGACTTCAGCCTGCTCCTTATCTGACTCACAACATTATCCCGCCCGGGAGGATTCATGGCATTTAAACACTATGACGTGGTCAGGGCGGCATCGCCGTCAGACCTTGCGAAACGACTGACACAAAAACTGAAGGAGGGCTGGCAGCCGTTTGGTAGTCCGGTGGCCATAACCCCTTATACCCTGATGCAGGCGATTGCAGCAGAAGGTGATGTGGTGGTCAGTGGTGCAACTGAGCCGGAGTGATACTACGTCATCGTACTGGCCCGGCATTCCAGGCCATAAAAGACGGTCTGGCAGTGGGACTAAATGCACTGACGCTGACGGATATTACCAAAAATGCAACGTATGGCGTTGAGATAGAAAGTCTGGTGCTGGAGATAAATGCACCGGCATCATCATAAAAAGTGAGCCAGTCAAATGGAAGGTATCGTTAAACTCACCGGTAGTGTCAGTGGGTCGTCTGAGACGCCTGCATGAGTTATCAGAGCCATCAGTACTTAACTGGTGGCTTTTTTATTGTTGTCAGCTTCCGGATAACGGGAGACGGGGTATGTACCAGATGGAAAAAATCACAACAGGTGTGTCATACACCACGTCAGCGGTGGGAACGGGCTACTGGTTCCTGCAGTTGCTGGACAGGGTTTCCCCGTCTCAGTGGGCGGCAATAGGCGTGCTGGGGAGTCTGCTGTTTGGGCTGCTGACATATCTGACTAACCTGTATTTCAAAATCA